CGTGGAGTGTTTTGCCTCGTTTGGTCGTGCATTCACATCCGAGATTGCATGATCATCGCGAGCTATTGTTACTCCAGTTTTACCTGTCAGGCCACCAGCCCATTTATGATTTGGGTGGTTCAATGCACAGGTGGCACCACGTTCTGAATGTAGTGAAACGTTTGAACTTGATGGGTCGCAAGTTCCCTTTGCGGACCATTCACGTCAATGCCCCGCAGGGCGGCAACCCTTTTGGCCCGTCACCTGTTTTCGGCTCTTTGGACGACGCGGAATATTGGAAACGCTCCGGACACATGCACTCTCGGCACCCCGGAGTGTTCACTTCCTGTGCTTGCGTTTGGGGTCGCGACGAATGCAGACATCACCAAACCAGAGTGGTGGTAGCAGTTGACTCAGTTTACTATGTGATGAATTATTTGCCTCTCGGTAAAGAAATTCACGTCATAGCACACGAGTACAACACGCCCACCGGGGCACTCGGCAAGTCAACCGGAAACTTTGAGATGTCATGGGAATGCCGTGGTGAAGACGTAAGTGTCGTCATTGGTTCCGCTACCGCATGCACCTACCAGCACCGCAACATTAACACTTCAGCCGGCTACATTCGGAACGATGTTGAGGACTTCTGGTCGGTGGAAGTGGTGAAGACCTACAGCCCATGGGGTACAGCGCACAAGATGAAGTACAGCGTGTGGAAACCAGTAGACGCAATGCCGCCGTTAGGCGCCAAGGTTGTTGAAGACACATTCACGCTAACCACTGAGATGCGCACTGGCAATTCTGCTCTTGCGGCCGCAGTGCAAACTGAGGTGACCGTCGTTGATACGGGAGTCATGAAGCTTGCGGTTCCGAGTGCCGCATTGAGGTCACTTAGCAACCGTTTCCCTGGAACATCGCGAGTGCAGGACGTGCACACCGCAGCCGTCGCCATGGTAAACCAGTGTTCTGCGATTGACTCGCGAATGTCGGAAGTAGCTGTGGAGTACTTGGTCACGCAACATGGTATGCGACATTTGCACCGTTACACCGCAGTGTGGGG